CATTGACCGTCAGGTTTCCCGAGATCACCCCGTTGACAACAGTCGTTACGCACGCGTTGACGTTGGTACCATCACAGAACAGAAAAGCCGTCTGTGCGGATGGCACTGCCACCCCGGTACCTCCTGAAGTTTTAAGCGTAATGGCATATGACGATCCGTTTTTCAGCACATACAGCTTAGAGGCCGCTGGGCAAATGATCTCCCCCGCACCAGTAAGAGCCGATCCTCCAGCACCATCCGCAGCCACCAACATTGCGCAGCGAGACTCAGAGCTTGTACCGCTAGCGGTAGTAAGAGTATGAGCGTTAGTAGTCCACGTATTGATCGTGGCAAGCCCCGCTACTGCCTGCTCGACCATCGAAGTGATGTTGTCGTTAACAACATCCCCCCACGTACCGGACAGTTCACCGGTGACCGGCAGAGCAAGTTTGAGGATGGGAGTGTATTGGGTTGTCATGGATCATCTCCGTCATATGGCAACTTGTTGCCAGCCCGCTGTTTGCGTATCACTCACCCCAGCCCATGAAGCTGATTGAGTATCGACCACATTCTGCCAGTTTGCAGACTGTGCGTCATTAACATTTAGCCAGCCCGCTGTTTGGGCATCCGAAATGCCCGTCCAGTTTGCGTTTTGGTTGTCATCAATCTGACCCCAGACGTTGACTTGCCCAATGAAGCCAGTACCCACCACACCAATCGGAAAGGCAGTCGCCCCGCCCGTAGCCACCACGGTACCCACAGCGCCTGTGGCAGTAAGTCCAGTGACAGGTACGTTGGCGTCTGCGGCAACGACAACCGTGCCCAAAGCGCCTGTAGCTTCAACCCCCGTGACCTGCACGATGGCGTCGGCTTGGACAACAACTGTTCCAACCTGTCCAACGGCTTGGACCCCCGAGGGGTAGACATTGGCGTCTGCGGCAACGACGACGGTTCCGACTTCACCTGTTGCCTCAACACCGGTAACTGGAACGTTAGCATCGGCAGTAACGACAACCGTCCCAACGGCTCCAATTGCTTCGACGCCCGTGGGGTAAACGTTTGCGTCTGCAACGACAACAACGGTACCGACTTCACCTGTCGCCTCAAGGCCCGAAGGATAGACGTTTGCATCAGCAGATACTGAAACTGTACCGGTCTCGCCGGTACCGGTGACATTCGTATGCCCGACGCCCCACCCTTGGTCGCCCCAAGCGACACCTGAAGCGCCCCAACCTTCAAAGGCTACCGTTGCATCGGCCACCTAATCACCATCACGCAATACGCAAAATTGCGTTTGTTGCGTCTGCGGTCGGAAACTGGATGGTGAAATTGCCAGCGGTAGAGGTCTTGTCACCCCCGAAATCCAGCACGGCCACCGCAGGGTTGGTTGTGCCGTTAAACAAGTAGATCAACGCGCCCCGCGCAGTGATCGTTGATGCCGCCCACGTGACATCCGAGAAATCCAAGAACGCCGTGGTGCCGCTGGAAGTGGGCACTTGGCTGATTGTCAGCACTTCTCCCCCTGCGGTGTACCCGGTGCCGGTCACTTCATTCGTAACACTGTACGCGGTCGTGGAGGCTCCAAGCGTAGCCGCAGAGGTATACAGAGCGATTTTGAACGTCTGCGTAGTGCCGGAACCAAAGTCAAAATCCGCAGCGAGGATTCCAACTTTGAACGACGTGCACATAGCTTGAGAGATAGCCATTTAGAACTCCTTAACTGACAGGAATACGAACTTGCCCAGAGCGATACGCATCCTGTCGAAGTTTACCGTCGCCCAGATTTTTCAGCAGCCCAATTGCTTGTACGTACAGCCGCTCATAGAGCCCCACCATGTCTTGTTCGCCCTTCATGAATCGGATTGCTTCAATCAACGCACCGTTCAATAGCGCGGAATCAAACTCATCACCCAACCACGTTGTGCCTGCTGTGACAATTGACTCAGGGTAGTACCCATAGTGCAACTCAGTGCTGTACGCCACTCCGGGGGTTGGACCAAGAATGAACGCAGAGTCATCGAAGTTTGCGTAGTGGCGGGGCCGTCCGTAGTAGAACGCGTTATTGATGGGGTACGCCTCGCGGATGAAGTTCACATCCTTATTCAAGAGGTAGTGGTACTCACCACTAGGCTCGATGACAGCCAGCGAATAGCAGTACAAGAAATCTGAGGGGATCTGCAAGTACGGGTTACCAATAGACATCGTGCCAGTCACGTTCTTGCGAAGCGCCGGGATCTGCACCGTGTTGTAAATCTTCTGTTCAGCCTGTTCGGTGAACATGTCAAGTTGGGCATCCGAGAATTCGTTCTCACAGATGTCCTTGATGTTGATTTTCAACTCGGTGTAGTTCATGTCAACCTCACGCCATGGGGCCTCGGCACATGACACCTTTCGTCGCCGCGCCCGCACCGCGCATGCGAATGCCACTCGTTTTGACGGGTTCGTAAGGGTCTACGCGCTTGTTGGCAATAACCGTCTTGGTGTCTTTTGCGTCCTGCTTGGGCGAAACAACGCCAGCCTCAGCCATCTTGAACGGCTTAATTTTTCCAGACATGTCAACCTCCGCGCTTTTGCGCCGCGACTTTAGCAAGCCCACGACCCATAGACTTCATGTTTTCGTTGGTCTTGCCCGGGTTACCTTTGGTCGGACCTTTTTGGACCGGTGCAGTTGCGCCGCTCGGTTTTTGTGCCATGATCAACTCCTACGATGTAGATACTGTGACTGTACCAACTTGTCCTTGGGCCACCAAGTTATTTGGTGTGAGCCCCGCATCATAACTGCGAGAGCCCCCTACCGGGTTCCAGCCCCACTGAATGTTTCGACTCCCTTCACCAATCGAACCATTTGCCAAGACTCCTGATTGAACGTATGTGTTGTCAGGACGTGGGTTACGAAGGGCTTGCGGATCGTCAACCGGGTACATCCCAAGCTGTAACTGCGGTTGATCAGGTTCCCAGCATTCTGTGCACACCAACAAATTGATCTGCTTGGTTTTGATGACCAACGTACGCAACTCGCGTAGTCGGAATCGGAATCCGCAACGATCACAGATTGCAATTGCAATCCTATTGGATGCGTACCGATTAGACATCAGCCACCACCAATGTAGGAGCGGCGCGGAACAAATCTGACCGCCGCTTTTTCCCTATCTTCCCCCGCCGCAAGATCAAACTGTTCATCGTACGCTTGCTTGAGCATTGGAATACGATCTACAAGCTCGGGCACTTTCATAGCAATGTGGTACGCCAGCCCCGCTGTCAGCGCGGGCAAGAATCGGAAGTTGGCATCAGGGGTCTGAATACCCGAGCCCGCATCTTCAATCCGACGCATGCGCCAGTATCTGAAAATGTAATAAGGACTCAATAACGTACCCTGATCAGGCACCGGCCAAACAACAATCTTTGGATTGTCGCGCAGGCGGCGCACCCACACTTGAATGGGCCGCGCTTGCTGTAGCTTGTTTGGAATAGTGGCGTACGTTGATACGCTGATGCGAGTGATTGCCAGATCAGCTTGCGTTGAAACGTTTCCTGCACCAGTGCGGATTACGTGATCCAGAAGATCAATCGTGTCCGCAGGAAGATCGTACTCTGCGGTGCCTTGTACAAGATTGACGGAACCTTCGTCAATCGTCCACATGTTGATGCCACGGTTCTGCCACTCGATGGTCATCAAGTTCATAGACCTGCGGGCAGTACGCAGGTCATAGCCCGAGCGCATCTCACGCCCAGCGCGCTCCCACGCCTCCTCGGCAATTTCCGTGAACTCTAAGTTGAAGGCTGTGGTGCCGGAGGTGGTCATCTAAATCTCGCAGTCTTCTGGGCTATGCCTTTAGGTTGAGCTACAAACTGCTTACCCTTTGCTTTTCCGGCTCGTTTTGCCTTGGTCGTTGCCGCGTACTCAGCAGGGCTCAAGGACTTAATCGCTGCCTCTGGGAGATACCGCTCACCCGTCTTGGAAGAAGGTTTGCCAGACTTAGTGCGCCACTTTTGCGCGGTCCAGTCAGAGAGCGATTTCTGCGGGGCTTTCAATCTTTATACCCCCCACCAGCTTCCTTGTACTTCTTAGCCAAGAGCTGGGCTTTCCTCGCGCTCCACTGCCCTGCACCAGTCCCCTGAGTCGCTGAAGCCTTGATCTGGTTGAACAGCTTCTTTCGCATTCCGGGTTTGGTGTAGTTGCCAGCTTCGTTAACCTTGGACTTTACTTCGCCGCCTTCTGCGTACTCGTAGAAAGCGGTGTCATCCCGCCGTTGCTTGCGCTTCGGCTTAGGCATCTTGCTGGGGCTGATAGCCCCCATTCCGCGAGAAGCCATCATGATGATCTCCTAGATCATACGGCCTTTAGTCTTGCCCCGCTGGGCGCAGCCATCCGCACGTTTAGATGCAGAGCCACCTGAAGCGTAGCCAACCTTGCCGCCTTTCTTCATGGCGGGCATCCCCGGGGCTCCGGGCGGAGGCGTTACATCACCGGCACCGGCTTCGGGCGGTAGCGGCGGTACACGCCGACGTGGCATCGGACGTTTTGGTGCTACGCCCCGTTTCGCGGCCATGGGGGGCATCGAGCGGTTCATCATGTCATCCATGTCAGCAGCTCCCACCTTTACGATACATACCACCACCGGCCATCTTTACTTGCATGGCTTTGGTTTTACCTTTAGAGGCAACACCATCAGCAGCACGGCGGAACACTGCACCACCACCCTTCATGCCCGCGTGTGCTTTTGAAGCAGGGGCACCCGCGTGAGCTTTCAAAGAGGTGGCAATACCACCCTTCTTCATGCCTTTGGCTTCCGCCATCTCATGCTTGATCATGGACTTGGGAGCGCCCTTCTTTTTCATGAAGGCCACCTCTTTACCCATCATAGCCTTGGACTCTTTCATGTCACCACCTTGGTTGAATTTACGGCCTTTATCGGCCTGTATGAATTCCTTGCCAACCTTTTGCGGGATGCCAAGGCGTTTAGAAGCAGCGGGGTCATTAGCGACTAGCGCCATGAGATTGTGCTGAGCTTTGGTCTTGGAAGGCATGTTAGACCTTTATGATCCAACCTTTGCCAAACACATACCCAGCCGCCAGCAGGCCAATCCAGATCAACACCTTTTCAACGATAGTCTTGCCGACCTTCTTGTAGAACTCGGAAGACATCTCTTCAAGAGCCAATCGCGCAGCTTCTTTGGCTATTGCCCGCTCGCGGTCAGTCAGTTGAATGTCGCTCATCTCAGCACTTCCATGCCCTAAGTGATTTATTGATCCGACTGTTTGGGTCATTCGCGGTCTTCGCGGAAGTCAGCTTCTTCTTCATACCCGTCATCCGGGCACAGAATGACTTCTTCCTTGCCCCACCTTCCGGTTGCGGGGCCTTGAGCCCCGGCTTCCCCGGATTGGCCGCGTTGTAGCTGGCGCGCCCTTTGGCATTCAAACCACCAGAGGGATTCTTGCCTTCTTTGCGTTGCCATGCTGGCGTCTTAGCCATAAAACACCATGACAGAGGCAATAGTTGTGATGTCAACGTATACGTCTGTTTTGAACAGCACACCCTGACCCGGCAGCAAGAGGTTTTGCCCGCCTGTCGCGTTGCTTGGGATGTTGATCGTGAACTTGGTTGTTCCGCCTGATCCACCATCCTTGAACGCTACAGACCCCGCCGTAGACGGAGTTGGCACGATGTAGATGGCTTTAACCCTGACGCGGCCAAGATTGCCATCGTTTTCATCGACCAACTGGCCGTCTGATGTCTTTGCTTTACTAGCAAGAACGTCGGTTTGTACGGTCATAGCGACCTCCTATCAGACTTGGTTAGAAGCCTGATACATCGTACCGTCAGAGTTCCGAACCACGTATTCGGCAATCAGTACGCCTACCCCAGCGGTGGACGCGCCCTGTGCAACGGTGTACGTGACAAACTTGTCAGTCGTACCCGTATTGGCAATCAGCGCAGCCGCATCTTCAGTTGCAGCAACTGTAAACGAATACGATCCGGGGTTAGTCACCGTCAATGCGCCGGTCACCGCAGTGCCACTGATTGACAAAGTAATCGTGGTAGCGGCATCAAACGTAGTGGTCGTGATGAACCGGAACCCGAGGATCAATGACCCCGCCGGAAGCACAAACGCTTCTGTGTTGTCAGCGTCGTTGAACACGACAGCTTTGGTTTGAGCAACTTGAGTAGCGCCCGTGTTACGGGTCGTAGCGGCGGTCGTGCCGGTGGTGTAGCGCGTGGTGCCCAGCAGCCACGGACCTAGATGAGTTGCGATACCCATACTTCCCTCA